TCCTGCCCAAGTTTTCGCCACAGCGCATCGAACCAGCGCCCACATACCGGGCCGAGTAGCTTTTCCAAATCCCGTAGGGGCGGGCGAATGAGGGTCAGCACGTCACCCTCGTGCTACTTCAAACTCGGGCCAGCCGGAAACCAGTGTTGCCCGGAAAGCATCAGAAACCGTCACCTCAAAAATCCAGTCTCTCCCCTGTCCCAGGCGATGCCATATCACCCGCTTGCTGTATTCCCCCACCCTACCGGCGCCGGCAGTCCTTTCCTGGCTCCATGTATGCCCGCCATCTTTCGAGACGCGGAACATCACGATGGGATCGCGGGGATTCCCTCTGCCGTCGAGTAAATGGGGAATCGGCCCCGCCCCGGATTCCATGTCGAGCTGAAACTGGCTACAAAACAGACGTTTCCCTTCGGCGGAGGCATGGGGAGAGCGGCGGCGGCGGAAGATTGGTTGCCCATCATCGGTAAAATTGTCCTCGTCGAGTTCGTAGAGGTTCCCATTCTCGTAATCGCCTACGATGTGCCGGCTACCGCAGATGGCGTGATACTGCGCCCGCCAACGGCTCAGGGTTCCTTGAGCATCCATGCTCCGGCGCTCGTGCCACAGTCCCGTCTGGGCGTCAATGGTCCAGGTGGTTGGGACGCCGGTAAAATTCAGGTGATAGAAGGCGTGCCGGTTGAGTTCGTATCCCCAAGCGGTCCCGGACGAAATATCGCCGTAAGAAGTCAGCGCTCGCTCGATTGGGATGGTTGAAAGCCGCTGCGACTCCCGCCCCACCAGCCGCCCTACCATACCCAAGCCCTCTTTCGACCGCGCCACCGCATAGACGGTGTTGTCGAACTTGATTAGGCTGTATGCGGCGGCTATTCCAACCTCCAGAAACGCCCCATCCACCCGCTCAAAGGGGAAATCCAGGTTGCCGGTGTTCACCCATGTTTCGGTTGACTTCAGTCCGGCGAGAATCAACTCGCGATGGTCCACCACCAAGGCCATCAGGTTGTCGGGTAGGCCCTCTTTCGAGGAGAAGTCCAGCGCGTCCCAGTCCGTCGCTCCGGCCAGGGCTGAGACCTGAAACCTCCGCGTGCCTACTTCGTTGACGATGAGATACTGGTCCTGAAACGCGCAGTGCGTTGCTCTTGGGAAGTCCACATCCGTGATGATCAGGAAGGAATTGTCCGCGTAGCTCAAGACATATCCCTTTTCGCCGTCCACGATGAGCAACTGAAGGCCGTTGTCCGCCATCCCCACCGGCCCGATGGAGGTTTCCAGCGTTCCTCGTTCTACTGGATTCGCTGGGTCGGTAATCTCATACAACTTTGCCCCAGAAACCGCGTGCGTTGCTCCACCGGCGGTCTTCTCCCACATCCCCCGGCACGGGCCTGCTCCCGCCGTCCCTAGTTTTGTCAGTCCGGGACGCTGAATCAGGGCCGCTACTTCCTGATTCTTCCCGGTGCCCAGTTCGTTGATCTCAGGGAACCAGTTGATGCACTCCTGGGCGTCTACGTTCTTGCTGCCCAATTGGTAGGCGGGGCCAATGAAGCCCGGCTGCTGCATCAGAGCCAGCCCCCCGACCTGATGTCGTACCAGCCAGGAGAAACCAGGGCCGAATCGCACGCAATATCAACCGGCTGCTGGTTCGCGGCCTTGATCTTCCCCTTCGATTCAATCGCCATCACCACAACCTCTGCGGCGGCCGTGCGGTTATAAGTCGGCGCCAGCTCTACGGCTAGATTGGTGCTCAGGGCGCGAGCGTAGCCCGGAGGCAGGGAGATTCCCTGAATGGCGCTGGTGACTTGCGAGAGCAGCGTCCGGTCATACAGCACGAAGTCATAGCTCGCATCGGTCTTCGGCCAGAAGTGGACCGTTGCCCGGGGAAACGCGGGCTCGTAGTACAGTTCGCTCGGCCGGCCCGTCTGGGTCTTGTCGGTGATGGCCGCCCACTGTTGTGCGGTTGGGATGTGGAGTTCGTATTCCTGATTGCCCGACTTGATGAACGCCAGTCCCTGCTCAATGGTCTGCGGTCTGGCCGTGTCCAGGTCCGCCCCCGGGCCAATCTCCAAGTCCTGTACTCCGGCGCCAATCGTCCAGGCTTGGCGCGCGAACGCATACGCAATCAGCTTCTCCGTGTTCCACGCATCTACAAGCTGGTTCAGGGCCTCCATTCCATCGGCCAAGTCCGAAGCCGTCGGGTCTTCGCCCTCGCCTCGCACTTCAAGCAGCGACAGGGCGCGCTTGATGATGTTCTTTACCGTAGTCGAGTGCTGCGCAAGCTGCGTCGCTGGAGAGATTACCGGCATGGGCTACCTCTTGCCCTTTTTGGGCGCTGGCCTCACGTCGAAAGCCGCAGGTGCGTCCTCACCCTTCGGGGACTCAGCCCAGCTTTCACCGAGTTTTTCTCGTTCCCCGGCGGATTGGACGAGCCGCGATTCCGCCCCGCGATACAACCACTTGGGATACTCAACTTTGTCTGCCAATGTTTTTCTCCTCCCTACGGCGCGATATATCCCGTGAGCACGAAGGACTTGGTGCCCAAGCTAGAATTAATCCAGCAGACCTCGTTATTTGCCGGGATCTTGATTGGGGTGCTCAACTGCTGCCCAACCGTAGCCTGGGTAGCGGCTGGCGTCTGTGCGAGCCAAAATACGGTTGTTCCAGTGCCGCACGTGCCGCCAGTGCCGTATTTCAGCGTGTTTATGCTGTCAGCCGCGATCCCGCCGGCATTGGTAGAGGTCAGAATGTCGGTGATGTAGAGACTCAATCCTGCGCCAGGGGCCGCGCAGGAGCCGCCCACGGCGGTCAGTGTGGTCGCGGTTGAAACGGTGACTGTGCAGCGGAACCGATTTGGATGATCTGTCCGCACCAAAAGCCTTCCTTCCAGGTCGGCCTTGTTGCGCGTCATTTCCCCTACCGTAGGGGCCGAAGCGGGTGCGGCGCCATCCGCTACCGTCTGCGCCTGCTGGCCGTATAGCCAGGCTCCAAAACCGGCCATCACAAGAAGGCCGAGCCATATTCTATTTCGCATTGTGGTCCTCCGAATAAGGTGGGGGGCGGAGCTAATCCGCCCCTCTTTTGTTCAGCTCGCAACCCGGCAGGCAAACTCCGGGAAAGCTACGCCAAACGCCCAAACCGCATCTACGCGGTTCAGTTGCTTGTTGTTCGTGGTGTCCCAATCGCGGATGAACCGCAGCGATATGCCCGTCTGCTCATCCACTAGAGACTTGGCGAATTCCACCCCGCCCGGCTCCGGCTGTTTGCACATGCCGAAGATGAACGCGTCCCGCTGGAAGCGCAGGCCCTGTGGACTTACCACGTTGGCCGCTCCCAGGATGGTCAGCGCGGCGTTGTCCGCCGGCCCAACATCCACATTTTGGTAAGGACCGGTCAGCACGATTGATGGACTGATGGCGGCGGTCAGGTTGCCCGCGCCATCCGAGGAAACATCCGCCGTCACAACGAACTGCCGCAATGACCCAGTGCTCTTGCGGGTAAACGGGTTGACTGCGTTCACGGCAGCGATGGTGAAGATGTCGCCCTTCTTCAGCCGCGCAGCAGCCGCGGCCGTCCAACCGTCCGTGATCAGCGAAGCGCCCGACTGCGCGGCTCCGTTGACCAATGGCGTACCGCCCAGTGGCCCAACGGTGTGCGTGTATGGATCCTGGATCTCATACACCTTAGCGCCAGCATGGCGCCCGATCAGGCCCTCTTTGTATTGCTCGCCGATGGCCTGGTCGGGATTGAAGAATGCCTTGCCGGCATCCACGGCCTCGACCTGCATGTCGGGAGTGACTAGCAGGATTTGGCCGTCGGGCGGGGCACCCTCCCAGGCGATCTTCGCTCTCGCCTGGTTGTAGGTTTTCAGCGCGGTCGGCACCGTGCCTGGAGTGCCCACTGCGGCGTAGACCGCCTGGGTTGCGATAGTGAGTGCCTTCAGATCCAAGATGTTCGCCAGACTGACGGCGGCGGGCCTGATGACCCGCTCCTGCAACTTGTCCAGGCTGAACATCAATTCCCGGTTAGTGAGCGTGATGTCAACACCGTCCGTGGTCTGGACGGCGACGGAGATCGTCCGCTCGGTGTAGTCCTCTGGCGTGTAGGTCTCGCCCGTCCGCCCGGCATACCGTACTGGCTTGCGGATGGTGAAACTGGTTCCGGCCTTCGGCATCTCCGTGAATCGCGCGGTGATGTCCTCGCCATCGGTGTTCCTCAAGAACTGAAGGTTGTTTTTCACCTGTCGCAACATTTCGGTTGCGATAAAGGTGAGTGTGTTGATTGTGTTTGCCATTGGTGTCTGGCCGCTCCTTGCGGCTTAGGTGCGCCCTTTCCGCTCCCGCTCGTTCATGGCCTTCTCGTAACCCGCAAAGTCCCGGTAGGACGATGGATTTAGAGGGTCAAAGTGTTGAGCTGCCGCTGAGGTTTTCCGCAGCGGCATGTGGGGCGGGGTGGCCTGCGTGATGCGCGGCGGGGGTTTCCCCGGCTCCGCGTCCTTGTCTTGTGCGATTCGAGCTTCGAGCTTGCCGAGTTCGATCAGGGCCAGCACGGGGGGAAGTTGCAGAAGCCGCTGGGTCTCCACGGGGTTTTTCCCCAGGTGATACAGCAGTTCCGGACCTTTCTCGCTGGCGATGAGGGCGTGGCCGAGATTCGCCGCCGTTGGCGTATCGGAGTCAGAGATCGCCTGACTCGCGGCAGTAGACACGTCTTCGTAGTCCTCGTAGGCGTCAGCTGCAGCCTCTTCCCGCTGGAAGAATTGCTGCTGCGCCCGGTCATGCTCGGACTGCTCCGATTTCGTCCTCTGCTGCTTCTCGACCGTTTCCAGGGTTTCTCGGACTACCTGCCGGCGCAGCCATGTTTCGCGCGCCGACAGGTACTGGTCGAGTGGCTTGTCCTCGTACTCCTCGAACCTGGGTGCGGGGTCTTCGGCGGGAGGCTTGGCTTCGGCGGGCCGTTCCTGCGCCTTCTGGCGCCAGTAGTCGGCTTCGCTTTGGGCGCGGCGTAGCTTGCGCTTGTAGCCGCCCTCTCGCTTCTTTTCCCCTTCTTCGAGCTCTTCTTCGCCTAATGTCTCTTCCGTCCCCGGTGCGTCCGGGTCCGGTTGGTCTTCCGTCCGGCCAGCCTCGACTTCGGGCACAGCCTGTTCGACTTCAGACTCAGGTTTCGCGCCATCCTCTTGTAGGACAGCTTCTGGTTCTGCCATTTGCTACTCCATCAGCCAGCCCTTCAGGGCCAGCCGTCTATCGGGCACACCACGGCGCGAGCCGGGGATGCCTGAAACTTGTGTGGTGTTTACCGCTTAGGCTTCTTGGGCCATTGAATCTGCGGCTTTTTCACGGGGAACGATTCACCCGCCGCCTTACACGCCTTGATAAACTGGCGCTCTGCATAGTTTGGGCGTCCTACGGTGAGGACGAGCGACGCGCCGCGGCGCGCTCGACAGTGGATGGTGGCCTTAACCACAAGCTTCTCGCTGAGGTACTTGGTGGCGCGCCTTGCCCCACCATCCAAAACAAGTCCAGCCACCGCTGTAAGTGCGCTCCCCATACAAGTTCCTCCTTGAGTTACATCGCCTCGGCTGCCGCGCCCGCTTCTTGGGCGGCGGCCTGGGCATCGAGGTTCAGTCCTACCTTGATGGCATCTACTTCTGCCTTCAGCAGGGCAATAGACTCGGCGCTGTTCAACTGCTCGTGCAACTTCGCCATCTCCATATCCAGCCTGCGCTCTTCCAGGGCCAGCCTCTGCTGTTCCAGGGCCAGCTTGGCCGCTTCTACCCGCTCCTTGCTTTCCGTCTCCACCGACTTCGACTCCAGCTTCTGATTCGCGTCGTTCAGTGCCTGGGTCAGAAGCTCGTGCTGCTGCATCAGCGCGGCCAGCTTCTGCTGCACCTCGGGCGGGACCTTCTGGTCGCCATCTTCCTGCTCTTGCAGTTGCGGTGGCAGCATCTTCTTGAAGCGGTCGGCAATCTCCTGGCCGTAGGGCACGTCAATGCTCTTCATCACGTAGTCAGGCGCGACTACCATGATTTGCGGCGCTACCTTGGCCAGCCCTACCAGCAGTTCGGACGCCTGCTGGCGCTTCGACTGGAAGCTGGGGCCGGCGGTGCAAACCACGTCGTACTTGCCCACGGCGAAGTCGTATCTCTTTGTCTCGTTGTTCTCGGTGAAATCCTGGTTGATTTTTACGACCCTGTGGGCGTCGTCTTCCCCGATAATGCGGATTACCCGCTCTCCGTCATAGACGTGGGACATGGCATCGTTCAGCATCCGCGTAGAGTGCCCCACGGATCGCGTCAGGTTGTCCTGAAAGTGGAAGTTGGCGGTGTCCGTCTGCTGCTGGCGCTGGTTGATTGCCGTCCCGCTCGTCTCATTCGACCTAGCTCCTAGCGCCGCGTCGTAGACCCCGGTCAGGGCCTTCAGGTCATCCGCTGCCAGCATCCGAGCTTCCGTCATCGCCGGGATGCTCACGTTCGGCACTAGGCGAACGGGAGGACCTAGGGGCTTGCCGTTAACATTGACGCCCTTATAGGTCAGAACCTTCCGTTTGCTCATGTCCTGCCACTCGGACTCGTGGCCTTCTAGCTGGCCTTCTTCGACGAGCACTTGGCCCTTGGAAGCGTCAATGGCCTCAGCCTGGGCCGAGAGCATGAAGTTGTACTGTCTCTGGGCGTCCTTCAGGTTCCTGACGATGCCCTTCAGCGTCAGCTTGCCGTTAACGTCCAGCTCGTTGCCAATCACCTTCACCAGCGGTATATGCTGGCCCGGCCACTCTTCCTCTTCTAGGATCTCGATAGCATTCAGCGTGTAAATCTTGACGGTCGGAACCTGGGTGTCCCGCTCCCGCGCCACCTCGAACCCTTGTGGCAAGGTCTCCGGCATCTCGCTCTTCAGGACTTCCTCGACTCCGCTTGGCCCGCGCACCAAGTAGAGCGTGTCCTTCCGGTATTCCTTGGTGAAGTATTCGACAACCCGCGCCTGAGCATCCTTCAGCCAGTCGCCGGGATTATCGCCTATCCCGGCCCAGTCCTTCGCGCCGGCTAGGTCGCTGGCCTCAAACTGGCGCTCGTACTCCTCTTTTGTGAAGTCAACAGTGATGAAGCCAAACTCCGCATCCGAGCCGTCCGGCTGGTCGTGCGAGGGGTCAAGATACCCCTGGAAGGGATTGCGCAGCCGCTCAACGAACAAATCCTGGTCGAAGGTGTGAGCATGGCAGAAGCGCCGCGCCAGCCTCCAGAAGCCCCACCCCATCGCCACCGCATAAAACTCCGCCGTGTCGTAGGCGTAATCGGCCCGGGAGTTGTACTCGATGTGCCGCAGCAGTCCTTGGCGTACTTCGGCGGTTTCAATGTCCGCTTTGTCGTCTACCGGAATGACCTTCGCGCTTACCCGGTTCTGTCGCTGAGAATTGGTGATGTGCTGCACGAACTGGTCGAGGCGGTTCACCACCAGCATCGGGCGATGGTCGCGCAGCCGTTCCTGCTTCGCCCAGGCTGACCACTGCTCCCCGGCCAGGAAGATAAGGTCGTCCAGGCCACCTTCGCGGTTATCGCTTTCTCCCTCCTCGCAGAGATTGAAGTGCTCCTTCGCCGCCTCGATTACGTCCTTGTCGCGCTTCTTGTCCCGCTCGCTCATGCCATCCATGCGTCCGCTGTTTCTGGAATACGGCTCGCGTACTCCTCGCGCTTCCGCTTCGGCTCCTGGATTGCCACCGCAAACGTCCGGAAGGCGTCCGCTGGGTGTGAGGCCCAGTCGTGTAGCGGCTTTTGCTTGAAGGTGCCCAAGCTGTCGTCCACCTCGTAGCGATAGTGTCTCAGCGCCTGAAGTCCGTCCGCGCACTTCTCAGCGTCAAACCAGCAGCGACTAAAGACAGCCCTGGCCGAAGCAAGCCCGTCCACGATGCTGAGGTTGGGCACGATGGCGACCGCCCGCCCCCCGGCTGCAATCTGCTGCTGTACCGTCCGGCCCGCGGCCGAGAACTGCTTTGCCCTGGCATCGTGCGGTAAGTAGTGCGTCCCGTAGAGGTAGCCACGCTCTTGTAATGCCTTCAGGTAGAAAGTCACGTCCTTCAGGCAGTCAGACAGGAAGTCAATCAGGCGAAACTCGAAGCCGATGGACTGCGCGAACCAGATGCAGGTGTTGTCCCCGAACCCGATGTCCCAGAAGGTATGCACGGGCTGGGTGGGGTCATAAGGAACCCGGGTAATCCGCCCCGCCTTGTCCGCCGCTATCAGTTCGGCCCTGTAGATGGCGCCCTCGACCACCTGCCGGCACGCCCCCTCATAGACATGCTGATAATCGTCCTCGCTCTGCGCCCGAAGATGCTCCATCTCTTTCCGCAGCACCTCGGGGAACCAAGGATTGTCCTGCCACCCAATGCGTATTACCTCGGCGTCCGGCGGTGGACTGGTCACAAACCGCCTGTAGGTATCGTCGGTCTCCAGCTCAGGGTTGAACGTCGCCCAGATCTCCGAGCCGTTCTTGCGAATGGTCGGGATGAGGATGTCCCATGACTTCTTCGATACCGTCTGGGCCTCTTCTACCCAGCAGATGTCCACCGCCTCGTAGGACTTCAGGTTGCCGATGTTCTGATGTAGACCGGAGAAGATAAACTCGGTCCCGTTGGCCCCCCGGATCGTCGCCTGCTGTACCCGGTAGAAGCTGCCCAGGTTCAAATTAAGAATCTGATCTGCCAGTAGCTTGTGGACCGAGTCCGCAATCGAGCGTTGCGTCTCCCGGGTGCAGAGAATCAGCAGCTTTCGCTCCGCCCCCAGAATCAGCAGGGCGCGGGACACTCCCCAGCTCTTCGCCCCACCGCGCCCGCCATACGCCACCTTGTACCGCTTGGGCTTGAATAGAAATTGGAGCTTCTTCGGGAAAGCCGCTTCATTTTCCATCGCTCTCTACGAATGTCACCTGGATCCCCAAGGGCGTCCCACCCTCTCCCGCCACCTCGGTCTTGTCTGTGAACATCTTGAGGTGCCGTCCCAAACGCTCCAGATTCATGCCGCGATCGGCTAGCTTGAGGCGCTTGAGATAGCCCACCTGAGAGCGCGATTCCCCGGAACCGTCGAATAGCTCGGTAACGTCCAAGCCGGCGATGACCGCCGCCGTATCCTCATCAAGGTCGGAGATGGCGCGCAAGGACCCATCATCCTGAAAGAACTTGCGGGGATCGAAGAAGGCCAGCCGCGCCAGTTCCTTCTTGACCCGCTCCACGCTCACTTCCAGCTTGGCGTTGATTGCCGCGTCCTGCTTGGTGATCTCTTCGCGGATGTTAGCATTGGCTAACAGCCTCGCCCCCTGCTCGTTTGCCGTCTTTTCGCTATAGCCCGCAGCCTTAGCTGCCCGGGTGGCGTTGTGGTCGAGCAGGTATTCCTTGATGAAGCGCGTGCGCCGTTGACGAGGACCGAAGTTCTTAGCTACGTCGCTCATCGCGCAATCTGCCGCGCCGCTAGAGCGAGGAACCTGACCTGCGATGGAATCCCACCCGGGAGTTGGAACTTCAGGCCGGGTAGCTCGTAGGGGGGAAGAGTGTCGGGGATGTACGTCGGGTGGCGTTGCGGAGGGACAGGTTCAGGCGTAGCGCGAATCAGCAGCCGGCGAATCTTGGCTCCCTCAATGACCCAGCAAGCCCAACCGCGGCGAACGAGACGCCGAGCTACAGAGGCTTTGTAATGCACGGTCTCGCCTTCCACGGCAATCTTGCGGGACATGGTTCGGGCGGTCTACTCCTATCGGGCGTTGGGACCCCGACTTAGGCGCGCGGGGAGAAGCGCAATGCCTTGTGTCTGCGGAGTAACGGCCTACTACTGATTGGGAGTGTGATGCGGAATCAGGGGGGTGTCAATGAGGGAAAAGACGGCGGGCGATTTGCTTGCGCTTCTTCTTCCACCAGCCACGCCTGTACTCAGCATGGCAGTCGCAACACCAGGGGCTTTCGCGCAG